TATTATAGGTATTAATAACCCGCTAGGATGCACCCGTAAGGCTAGAGTTTACTATCAAAAGATTATTGACAATCAATATTTGTATCAAAAAGCTCCCTACGTAGATAATGAAAATGTTCCGCAAGGACTTGCTGGAAACTCTGCATATATAATTAAGCCATCAGGAGCCGAGAAGATGCTTAAGCTCGTAGATGAATTTGGCTTGTGGCCGAATGATGCTATTATGTGTAATCAGCTTATGCCAAACCTTTATGTTACACGTAAATTTTATACAACTATACAAAACCTTAAGAGTACAACAACCCAATGAAAAATTATGTTATTACTATGATGACAGAACCCCTATCTGTTAAATCAGCTGATCGATGTATTGAGTCTGGTAGAATAAAAGGTACTAAGGTTGATAAATGGGCAGCTACCGTTCCATCAGATTTACTTTCAGCCTTATTGTTTGATGCAGGTATCAAAGAAGAAGGATTTAAAGAAAAATATTCAAGGTTGGATAACTGTATGGCCGCCTTTTATTCTCATTGGTCTTTATGGAAGCATTGTACGGAAATCAAAGAAGAGCTTACTATCTTTGAACATGACGCTTTTATAGTGGATCATATTCCACTTTTAATGCATAATGGATGTATTAGTTTTGGAAAACCATCTTATGGTAGATATAATACTCCTAACACTCTAGGTGCTGGTCCTCTAGTATCAAAAAGATATTTTCCAGGCGCGCATGCTTATCAAGTTAACCCCAAAGGAGCACAAAAGCTTATTGATCAAGCAAGAGTTTATGCTAGACCGACTGATGTATTCTTAAACGTTGATACATTTCCTTGGCTACAGGAATATTATCCTTGGCCTGTAGAAGCGAGAGATACCTTTACTACTATACAGAAAACAGAAGGATGCTTAGCAAAGCATAATTACAATGACAGCTACAAAATTATCTAATCTTTTTATTACAGGCTGTGATGTTAACACTCAATGGCAATTACCATGGTTTGTAGAGAATTTTAAAAAACATAATCCAAATGCCGAACTGATTGTATATGATTTTGGTATGAAAGATAATCCTTGTCCTGAGTTAAGCGTATCGTTAAATAGTTCAGATAGAGGATGGTTTAAAAAACCTTCTGCTATGATGAAAGCTAGTCTAGTGGCAGATAAAGTATGCTGGTTAGACACTGACTGCCATGTACAAGCAAACATAGAAAACATATTTAATTTTACTGAACCGGAAAAACTATCTATGGTCCAGGACGTTCCTTGGACCACTAGACGAGGTGAAATTTGGCATAACTCTGGAGTAGTTGTTTTCGAAGGTAAACCGGATATATTAAGCAAATGGGCTACTGAAGTATCTTACAGACCAGTAGTAGGAGATCAAGAAGTGTTGCATGGTATAGTGGGTCAGACCCTTAAAAGGCTCAGCTATATAAAAGATCTTCCTAGATCATTTAATGTATTAAGATTAGATGTTTTAGACTGCTCTGGTCCAGGTGTAATTAAAGTTATGCACTGGACTGGTGCTAAAGGTAATGATAAAATTAGAGAGATGATGAATGACTAGAGTAGCTCATATTATTGGTAACGGTGATAATGCTCCTATGTACAAGCCAGCTAAAGGGTTAAAGATTACTTGTAACCTCCCACCCTTTGCAGTAGAGAATGCGTACACAACCTGTATAGTTGACTTTAAAATGTGTATGGCTATTACAGAAGGTTCTGTGGTTGTTCCAGGAGACTGGGTGCTTGGTTTTAGGCCTAAAATTTGGTATGATCAAAATAAGAATAATTTTAGGATGAGGTTTGGCCATCAAATTAAAGAGTTCTACACTGTACTACCTAAGTATGCTAGTAACTATACAAATCTTAATTGCGGCCATTTTGCTGCTCATTACACTGCTAATAAATTAAACGCAGGTGAGATTCACCTATATGGATTTGACTCGTTGTTCGATATGAATCTTAGAAGCTCTACAGATTTCTATCTAGGATCTGATAGAGGTGACCCTAACAACGTTCGTCTTAATAACAACTGGAGACCTATCTGGCAAAAGATCTTCGAAGAGTTTAAAGACACTCAATGGGTATTGCATCACAATCACAACAAGCTAAAATTTCCAGTAGGAGATAATGTTGAGATTGTAACAAAATAACAGTTGCACTTTGTTTCTTTTGAGACTATAACTATAGTATGAAGAAGGAACCTCCTATGTTAGTTGAATTTCAAAATATTAGATCTAAGAAATATCAAGATCTAATCTGTGAAGTGCTTGAGTTTGGACGTAAAAAATTATTTCCAAAACATCGTAACGTTTTTATAAATATTATTGCAATGCGCAATAGAGGAGTATATGGCGACTGCATGTATGAAGACGATCGTGATTTTACGATTAGATTTGATACAACCCTTCCAAAAAAAGAAATCGTAGCTACACTTTTGCATGAACTTGTTCATGTCAAGCAATATCTTTATAAAGAAGATATGAGCTATGATCTCCCTTATGATGAAAGGCCACATGAAATAGAAGCGCTTGCAAAGGAGAAACAACTAACGGAGGCTTACTATGGCCAAACGTAAAAAGATCGAAATGTTTGATAAGCATTGCGGAGATTTAATTGACGATAATTTGAATATGACAGTACCTTGGTATCTTATGGCAGCATATGCTTACTATGTTGAAGATAACCCTATCTTATCAGATAGCTATTTTGATAGACTAGCAAAGAAAATGTTAGATTATTGGGACAAAATTGATCATATGCACAAAGATATTATAAGTAAGGATATGTTACAAGCAGGTACATTTTTAGGTGAGTACCCTAGTAGAGTAAAGTATGCGCTTCAAGATTTAAGAGGTAAAGATGGCGGATAGCGACGATCCTTGTGATGACGTTGTTGGTGAAAGTTTAACAGGATGGATTAAAAGTGACAGTAGCGGAAGTAGCGAAACGAATATTAGACAACGATTGGAGAGAGATTACCGAGATCGACGTACGAACTCTTGGACTCGCTTTGAGCATGGTTGAGGTTATAAATAAGAGCAAATAGGAGGCTCTTATGAAAACTTTACCTACCCACGGAATGCCTATAGAGATGTATAATCAAATACAGGCAGCTAAATACGGTCACCCTAATGTTTATCCTAATAGTGAGCACATAAAACCTCCGCAAGAGAAAGAACGCATCAGAGTGGTTGAAGCTGCTACTCGATCTGATTTAAAGTTAAGTCAGACTAGACAGGTAGAAGAGCGCGCTCAAGAGATCCAGCAATTAAGAGACCAAGCAGCTCTAAGGTATGGTAAAGATGGTAAAACAGTAAGTCCTGGAGAAACTCAAGGGCAGTTTATTGATATGGAAGTATAAAAAAGTTTCGTTAAACTGAAAAAAACAGTTGCACTTAGTTTCATTTGGGTATATATTAAATGTATGATAAGGAGAGATGATATGAGAGATTCAAGCTTCGTAGTTGCATTTGATAAAGCCGTTAATAACTATGTTAACCAGACTGAAGATGGAACCGTTATATGGAACTATGTTGAGTCAGATTTGGCTTTAGATGGATGGATGGAAGTTTTAGGTGAAAACTTCGATTCGTTCTTTAACGATATGGCTGATCAATTCTTAGCTGCTAAGAGGGCTGCATAATGGAACCTTGGATTCAAGAAACCCGTAATGGCTTTGATATCGCTGAAGAAGAAATCAATCGCCTTGAAGCTTTGCCTGTTCAAGGTGCACAGTCTTGCATGGTACAGTCTGATATGAAAGCATATGCTATGAAAGAAGGTTCGTGGCCTCATATGCATTATAGTAATATCATTGGTGCGCATGCTGATGCTCGTGGCTGGACTCAAGAAGGATTTACTGGAATGGAGATTGTAGATGAGACCGTCTGAGATAGCTATGCAAATATTTGCTTCGTTGTATGATAAGCAGCATATCACTGCCGAAGATATTCATGAATGTCTCACTGTTCAAATGTATGCAGGCGATTTACCTGCTCTTAATTCAACTGACGTAGATGTAGCAATTGAACTCGTAACATCTCTTAATAAGGAATATAATAGATGAAATATTTAATTACAACAGCTTTTATCTTTGCAGCAACCTCTGCATCCGCTGAAGTGAGTAAAGTTAAAGTTTATGATCATACTAAGACAGTTACTCAATCAGTACCTGTATCAGAAACTCGATGCCAAGAGGTACAGGTACCTATCTACCAACAAGGCGGTCAAGCATCTGGAGGTGATGTTCTGTTAGGAGCAATCTTAGGTGGTCTTATTGGCGGTACTGCCTCCGGTAAAGACAGCGGCGCAGCTATTGGAGCATTGGGCGGAGCTATTGTTGCTAATGAATCAGCTAAAGGTCCTAAGGTAACTGGTTATGAAATTCAACGTCAGTGTAGTGATGTAACAGTTTATCAGAACTCAAATGTAGAAGTATATAGTCATTCGACAATAAGATTTTTTGTTGATGGTAAACGGTACGTATTACCATTTCAAAGGTGAGCTAAAGGACACGTAGCTCAGCTGGATAGAGCAAGTGCCTTCTAAGCACTAGGTCGAGGGTTCGAATCCTTCCGTGTTCGCCAATAAGGAGAAACTAAATGGAAGTAGCAATAATTTGGTTTTTATCTATGTACGGCATGGGTGAATATATCAAGAAAGTGGATAACCACAACAAAGCTCTTGGTGCATATATCGCTCGTGTCGATGAGGAAATGAATAGAATAGACGAGCAGCATGTAGATCTGGTAGTAGATTATGCTGCATTCAGAGCTCGTCAAATAGTTCAGCAAGAGAATCTCCAAGAGAGAATCCAACTGCTGGAAGGCGAATGAGGAAAGCCTGCAATATCGCAAACGTACTCAACTAAACCCTATTCACGTTAATCGCTCGAGCGGTGTTTAGGTTGGTATACGATCTGGTACCAGGAAACCCAGACGGTTGCTGCATACGTTAAATGCAGATAGGAAGGGGGGCTCTGCAGTAAGCCCCCCTTTTTTATATTTTAAAAAAAGTTTCATTTCCAGCCCTTTTTTAGTTGCACTTAGTTCAAAAAGTTCCGATAATAAGGTATATTAAGGAGATAAGAAATGAAATTTACAGTATATCAAATCAGCTACACTCAATCAGAGATCGACGGAATCAATGATGGAATGAAAAGCATGAAGCGTGAAATTCGCGCTGATATGTCTATGGACTTTTCTGGTGATAAGACAGTAGGTCTTGCAGAGAAAGCTCTTTATGAAGGACTGTATACTGGTGTAGCTCAAATCGAAGCTGATAATCTTGATCAAGTATTTGAGATTGGTAATATTGGTCCTGAGTCAAGCATTACTCGCTTATCTCGTATGGCTTCTGTCTCAGTTGGTGATATTATCGAAGATGAAGATGGTAATCGTCACGTAGTAGCTAGCTTCGGCTTCAAAGAGGTAGCGTAATGGAAAAGTATGATTTAGATGTTATTGTAAAAGGTTGGAATAAACTTCCACGTCATGGTTCACCTCAGGATCGTGGTAGTGCAGATGCTTACTATCATCGTCATTATGATCCTCATTACTATGTGGGTGCTTCTATTACTTCAGAGAGAGTTGAAAAAGACAACATGACTATTGGTGAGATTGAAGCCTATAAGTACGGCTATGAAAATGAAGATGATAGAAAAGATTGGGGATGATAAGAGTGAATGACAAAATTTTTAAATGTATCTATGATGCTATTGAGTATCGAGACTTACTCGATGCAAATTATGTAAGGGTGATTTGGGTTGATTTATAGGAATGAAAAATTTGGGGACTCAAAGCATTATTCAGTTGCACATAATGGTTTAGGAGTATATACTCTACGAGAGTTCGCTAACGGAATGAAGCGAGCTGAAGTTACTATGAATATTGAAGAGCTTCGCTCTTTCGAAGAAATGCTAAAAACTGGAGGTTGGTATGAATACATTCGTAGCTGAGTTGCAAAAGGAAGTTAAAAAGTTTCGTAAAGCTGAAGAGCGTAAGCAAGAACGCTTTATGAAGAAGCAAGCTCGTCAAGCTAAAGTTAAGCGGGAAGATAAGTCTATGCTTCGTAAAGAAGAGATGCATTGGACTGATGCATCAAAATATGCTGATCAATATTACGGTGAAACGTACCGTGCTACTACAGGGTTAGATAATGACTGGGACTGAAACTTCTGAGTTATTAACAGCTATGAGCATCCTCGGAGTTGTAATCGGAGGTTTTATTTGGATAGTTATTACGGAGATGAATAAATGAGTGAAGGTCCATTTAAAGATGCGTTTGAATCGGATACGGATGGTGTCATACGACGTGAAATTATTACCTATCGTATGCGAGGAGAAATGATGATTAAAGAAGAAGCGTCTCGTGATTATTATCAATCTGGCGATTACCATGATAATCAAAACACAAAACCATTGGTGCAGCGATGAGTGATTATCAAATATCATTTCTTGATCGTCGAGTACAATACCTCGAAGGTAAGGTACAAGAATGGGAGAAGGTCATCGATATATTGATGGCTGATCCTACCTTTATGCATACTCTTGGCGTAAAGGATTTGAAAAAGAATCGAAATACAAACATTGATCCATCTTATAAAGTAAAGGACCCTTATAAATGAAAGAACCTGTTTTTGAAAAAGGATATCCATCCTACGATGCAGTTAACCGAGCAGACTCAAGTTCTCGTGAATATATGATTGGTGAATTGCAGCAACGTGTCTGCCGTGTCATCTTTAAGAAAGTAAACGGCGAAGAGCGTGACATGATGTGTACGCTCATCGAAGATGTCTTACCTGATGCTAAGAAGGATGATCCTATCTCACAGAAAAAAGTACGAGCTATTAATGATGAAGTGATTGTCGCGTTTGATACAATGAAAGGTGCATATCGTTCCTTCCGTGTAGAGAACGTTATATCATTTACTTGATAAATAGCGATATGTTTTACACTTCTATCACACTTATACAATGGCTGCTCTTATTTGGAGTGGCTTTTGTTTCATACATGTTTGGCCGAGATATGTCACGACATGAAACTGAAAACATTATTGAACAAACTATTTTGACTCTCATACAAAAGCGTTATGTAAGAGCTAAGGAAATAGACGGAGAATATGAACTGTTCGAATATGATGATGAAAATAACAGTTGCACTTAGTTAAAAAAGTTCCTATAATAAATTATATATTATGAGAGGTGTGATATGAAACGACCACGTAAAAAACGTCAGTTAACTGCCGAGCAAAAAGCAGCTTTAGTTGAACGTATTACGAAAGCTCGTGCTGCTAAGAAGCCTGCAGCACAGATATCTATACATGAATCTATTCGTAACTTACCTGACAGTGATATGTTCTCTCCAAGGAATATTAGAAGCTGGATTAAAAATCAAAAGGATAAGATGTCAGGTATGAGAGGCTGGAAGAGTTCTAAAGAAAAAGGCCTTAAAGCTGCTTTCTTAGAAACAGAAGGATATATTCATAACCTGCAAGCTTATCTACGTGATGGTGTTTACCGTGATTTGTTTTACGGTGATGAACGCCAGTATAAGATTAAGTATAGGTGTGTCAATATGGCTTACAATAAAGATGGTACTATAAAAAGAACTATCGGAGTACATTATCCTGATATAGGAGTTTATACTCAAGAAATGGCAGATGAGGAAAATGCAAGTAGACCAATTTCTAACAAAGACAAAGTTCGCAAAACTAGTCGAGTCAAAAGTAAAAGAGCATCGGTATAGCTATATGGATGCTGTTATTCATATTTGCGAAGATATTGATTTAGATCTAGAGGATATACGCAAATATGTTTCAGGAAATATAAAAGAAAAGATTGAAGCAGAAGCTATGAACTTAAACTTTTTGCCTCGTCAAAATACTCTACCAGTTGATTAATGATAAATATGATCATATAATGATAAGGTGGATAAAAATATACACGATAACATATAAAGATATACAAGGAAAAAATATATGAGCTTTGCAGCATTAAAAAATAACCGCACGGACTTAACTAAACTAGTAGAAGCTGCTTCTAGTGGTCCTGGTGAGCAAACTAAAACCGATAATCGTAACGACGAACGCTTCTGGCAACCTACCAGAGATAAAGCAGGTAATGGCTATGCTGTTATTCGCTTTCTACCTGGTGATGCTGAAGCACCTACTCCATGGGTACGTTATTGGGATCATTTCTTTAAAGGACCAACCGGTCAATGGTATGTAGAGAAGTCTCTTACTTCTATTGGTCAAGCTGAT